TCAAACTTTGCGCAATTATGCTCATGGCGGTTCTGGATATTCTTTTGTTGCAACTGGTTCTGCTGAAGCTGGTTCTTTGCTTCATGTGTATGGTTTCCCTGTAATTCCAAACCCATATTTGGACGCTACAGGCACTGTGGGCTGCAAGTCAATCTATCTGGCGAACTGGCCTCGTTTTATGACTATTGCTGATGTGGAAGAAATGACAGTTCAAGCAATGGAACAAACAACGCCCGGTTTTGTTAACCTATACGCTGAAAAGCGTATGGTTAGCACTGTACGCGATGTTTTTGCTGGTGTTCGTGCAATCGAGGTTTAATCCATGAGCTTTGATAACTATCAATACGCTGCGCCTTTCGGGGCGCAGACGCGCAATCCATTTAACTATGCAAAAGTTGAACAGATTGGCCGTGATAGTTCTACGGCATGGTTGACGCTTGATGAAATGACCAATCAACTGAACTTGTTTGATGACACAAGTCAGGATACCTACATTGCGAACCTTGGAATCGCCACTAGACAAGCGATTGAAGATTACTTGGGCATGTCTATCCTGCCAGTGACTTATCGCGTCTGGTACGGTTCTGAGAGCCTTGTAGCATCACCTATCAGTCTTGATTTGCCTGAAGTCAGTCAGAACGTCACGCCAAGTCAGCCCGGCGTGACGATTAACTCTGTTGGCTATTGGAATGATGCGTTCCCGCCTGTGTTTCAGACAATTTCAAACACCAACTATTACTACGATGCTTCTGGCAACAAAGTGATCGTGAACAACTTGCCAACAGATGTGAATTCGGTGATGACTGCTCCAATCATCGTGGAATATTCAACTGTTGCCAATCCATTGGCGGCTTATCCAGTTATCAAGCAAGCTGGTTTGTTGTTGCTCACGCACTTGTACAACAACCGTGCAAATGCAACAGAGACAAAGCTGAAAGACATTCCGTTTGGCGTGACAACCTTGTTGCGGTCTTACAAACCATTGGTGATGTAAATGGCAATTGCTCGTTTTGAGAATATCAAAATCAACAACCTGACTTTTGGCAAGTCGGATTTTGGTGAGCAATCCACGACTGTTGCATTGTGGTTTGAAACACGGGCAAGAATTTCGTCTGTTGCAAACAGCTTGAAGATTGCTGATAAGTATCGGCTGTATCAGGACATGGTAAACATGACCTTAAATTACACGCCGAACATGAAAACAATTGTTGATAACCAGCATTTGTATTCAATCACTTATCGCAATCAAGATTGGCGAATTGACAATGTGCGCGAGTCGGATGATCGCATGACGGTGCTGTTTACCTGTTATCGTTCTGACCCTGTTACGGCGGTGTAATGGCAACTCAATTAAACCCTGTTGTTTATGGCAAGGCTATCCAGTACCAACTGGCAAACATTGTCACGCCTGTGCCCGTTTATGCGGCTTTTAACCGCAACTTTGCCGCACAGCCCAAGTTCATTACTTGGATGTTGAGGAATGTGCATCAGCCGGTTTATACGGGAACGCAGCAAAGCAACAAGGGAATCGACAGGCCGATATTTCAGATTTCTATTTTCACTCAACAGATTGAAGATGGTTTTACAATATCGAATCAGATTTTGCAGTCCCTGCATGGATACAGTGGATTGTTGGGAAGCCCGGCAGATGGCTTTTACATCTCAAAAGCAGATGTCATGTGGCTTTACAACAGTTACAACAACGAGGAAAAAATGGCGCAAATCTATTTGGATTGCACCATTGACATTCCAGCCTAATATAAGACAATTGTTCAACTTTTGAAGGATACTCAAAATGGCCTTACCAAACAAAGTCTTGCCCGGTTTTAGTGCTGCGCTATACGCACAGCCAACCGCTACGCCAACTCCTTTGACTACTGCACAGTTGTCTTTGGTTGCCTCGGTTTCTCCCATTGCTGTTGTAGGCAATTTGCTTCCTGTTGAAGCAATTCCCGCTTTTGGCATGGATGACGCTGTTGCAAGTTTTAGCGTTGCCGGTTCTCGTCAATCGGACAAAATCCCTGTGCAAGCAGCGCCCACCAGCATGACCATTGTTGCTGCTTGGAACCCTTCCGACACCAACTTGCTGTTAATGAGGGCAGATGCCTATTCTGGCGTGATTGATCGCACTTTCGTGGTTTCTGCCACCGAAGGCGCAAACATTGTGTACTACGCATTCAACGGGCGTGTTGGTCAATTCCAAATTGATTCTCAACCCGGCGCTGAAGCAAAATGCACCTTTACGATTCACCCCCGTGGCAACCAGTACGGTTGGTCCAACAACGTCTAAGGAGTTGACATGGCGATCCCAACAAAAGTTCTTCCCGGTTTTAGCACCTCGCTGTGGATGCAATCGGCTGCAACTCCAACTCCATTGACCACTGCTAACTTGTCCGTTTGGCTGGCTCAAGTCACAACCATTGTTGGCACTTCTGCAAACGGCACTGGCGCTGCTGGTGTTGCTGTTCCTGTTGAAGCAATCCCTGCTTTCGGCATGGACGATGCGGTGGCAAGTTTCAGTGTTGCCGGTTCTCGTCAAAGCGACAAGATTCCAGTTCAGGCGGCTCCAACAAGTTTGACCATTACGGCGGCTTGGAACCCTTCCGATTCGGCTTTGCTGCAAATCCGTTCTGACGCTTATTCTGGCACTGTAGACCGCACATTTGTTGTGGCTGCTGTGGATGGTACAAACACTGTTGCTTATGCCTTTAACGGGCGTGTAGGCCAGTTCCAGATAGACTCTCAGCCCGGTGCTGAAGCCAAATGCACTTTCACTGTTCATCCGCGAGGCAACCAGTACGGCTGGTCGAACAACTGATGAAAGTCACTGACGCAATTGAAACGATTGTGACCAGCTACGGGGACATTGATCTTGTCGCCCGTGGCATGGTGGTGGACGCTGCTGAACTTGCAAAAGCCACAGCCAAACCAGACACTGCTGAAGCTATTGCTTTGGCACTGCTTAAAAAATACAACGTAACTGCCCCTGTGGTGGTTATTGAGGAAGTTGCACAAGACACAACAGAGTAAAAAACATGATAGTAAAAGACAGCAACGACCTTCTAAATTTTCTTGTAGCCCAATCCGATTCATCCAAAAATTGGTTTGGGTTTACTCAACAGCGCATCACAGCAATTGCTCTTGCCCATGATATTGCGCGGAATCACGCAGACAAGCTAACGCCACTTGAGGCGGTAGATTATGCAATCAACTTGAACGAGTTGATTTATCACAAGATCATCAAAACCACACGACCATGACAAGACTATCTTCAGCCTTTGGCGAAACAACCAACCTCCGCACCAAGACGTTTGAACTTGCTGGTCACGAATTTAAAGTTCGTGTTCCGCTGTCCAAAGAACTTGATGACATTCAAGACCGCATCAATAAAGTTGATGCAACTGAATTCAAAATCCGTTTTGACAAAATGACTTCAACTTTCCGAAATGTCTCGGATGTTGAAGGTGTTGTTGTCACTGACGATGATGTGATTGTTGAAGGGCGCTCCACCAAGGAATTGGTTCAAACCATTTTGCAAATGGAAAACCGAGTGGTGGAGTACATCAAGTTGTTGGTTCCTGTGAATGGAACGCTTGATGACATCACATACGAAGACATTGAAGCTGAATGGCCCACGGCTGTTCAACTTGAAATCCTTGCAAGAATTTCTGAGTCAATTCAGCCGGGATATAAGGATTCTCGAAAAAACTAATTCAGGACATTCACCTACAAGCCCGAGCGTATGTGTACGCTCATGGTGGGTGTCCAGATGATGTTCCTGTGGACGACATGCGGAATATCGAGATTATGCTGTCTGATGGCATGATTGGGAACAAGGCGCTGCTGCTTGCGCTAAGTTCCTTGACCACAGGCAATTTAAACTCGAAAATACAGAAGACGACAAGACCGTTTACGATGAAAGACGTTCTTCCATCAACGCACGATTACATTGTCCCGCCGCTGACAAAGGAACAACAGCAAGAGCAAGCCAGCAAGCAGTTGATGGCATTCTTGGCTACTAGACCGGGTTCGGAGGCTTACCTGAAAGAGTAGCATGGCCCAACATATTGATACGCTTGGATTTGAAGGCAAAGACCTGAAATTTGAGCTTTCTGGCTTTGCTGACTTTGAAAAGCAAATCATTGAAATGGCAAATGGTTTCAGGATGGATACTGTCTTGAAAGAAACGCTTGCCAAGGCTGCTGAGAACTCCATGCAGAGCGTTTATTACGCAGCTAAAGCCTATGCCCCTTACGACATAGAAAACCCCCGCAGTGACTATCGTCCGATTCACATGCGAGACACGCTTAAATTGAAGTCTAGGCTGACAACCCCTAACGACAGAGAAGCGCCAAGCATTAAAGAAAATTCGGTTGTGCTGGCTATTGTTTCCGTTAAGCGCAGCGCTGTTTCGTTGGCGCAAGAATATGGAACAACTAAAATACCAGCACGACCTTTTTTGCGCCCTGCTTTGCAATATGGCGCTCAAACAGTCATTGGCGATTTGAAGAAAAGTTTGGGTGAAATTATCCCGGCTTACGCTCAGAAACTCAGCAGAAAGAGAAAGTAATGGCTAATCATCAAAACGCTGCAACACTTGGCGTTGCACTGAGCCTTGAAACTGGCGATTTTGTCACGCAAGCAAATAAAGTTGCGTATGAAACGCAGAAGATGAAGAACGCCATTGCGCGGGAAATGAAGGCGGCTGACAAAGAAATTCAGGCGCTGAAATATGCCACGGAGGATTACGGCAAGGCTGTCACAAAGGTTTCTGAAATTGAGCGTCAATTAGCAACTGGTCGCCTTAAGGACATCAAGGGAACTGAGAAGGCAAAAGAACTTTTGGCTCAAGCCGCTGCATACGACAAAGTTGCTGCGGCAGCAAAAAATGCTATGGGCGCTCAGTTCAAAATGAACGAGCAACAAAAGATTCAGTTGACGTATCAGACGACTGACTTGTTTACGCAGATCGCATCTGGTCAAAGCCCGTTCATTGCCATCTTGCAGCAAGGTGGTCAATTGAAGGATGTGATGGGTGGTCTTGGCAATATGTTTAAAGCCATTGGCACATTGTTCACGCCATTTTCTGTTGGCCTTGGAACTGTTGCAGTGGCTGTTGGTTCGGTCAGCTATGCCCCACACCGAATCAAACACTTGTTGGGTGCGCTTCATGGAGTCTTCTATCGTCACAAACAAGTTTGCCATTTGTTCTTGACGATCAATCTGGTCA